TTTGTTGCTGATCCAAGATTATACTCTTGATCGAAACCAGGGAGGAAGCTACCTGTACAATGAACGACTCCATCGAATCCTGTTCCGGTTCCTGGGTTACCTACGCCATTGTCGTTACCCGCAATGAGTCGAATGATCCCGGCAGTTGTTTGGTTAGCCATAGTCAATTGACGACCGCCCGGATTCGATCCGTTTGCATTTGTGTACTGTAAATACGTCGCTGCTTCAGACGGCGAGAATGCTAGTTTCTTTCCAACACCTGAAGCTTGTTGCATCATCACATTTGCATTTGAGTTAATGGTAAATGCCGTTTTCGCCGCCGAAGGTGCTCCCCCCGCGCCGAACGATAGTTCCCCTGCGCTTGATGTAAGGAACAAACCTGCTTTTGTATAAAAGCTATCAGTGTCGGCCATAGGCACCATACGCATTTGGCCCATCGCTATTCCCCCGGAAACGACCAACAAGTCTGATGTTACGAGAGACGCGCCGTTTGCTAATGCGACGGGTGGACCGTTAACTGTTATTGATCTTCCTGCACCAGTCGAGGGTGTCCCGCCACCGTTTGGCATGTCATAAGCATCATCTAAGCTCCCGCCGAATGCAGTGTTATCGCTCGTGATCGCGCCCGATACGTGCATGTCTCCACCGAACACCGACACGCCTCTGTTTGGAGTAGCGGCTGGATGTAGAGCTTTTGCTCCCATCGTCCCGCTGACGAAGAAGTAAACATCTCCACCGATGGCGTTTGTTGCCCTTGCATTGTTCGCAGATGGACCCCCTACACCGGTATCGAATGAGAATGATCCTGTTGTCATTCCGTAGTTCGGTACTCCGACAGCCGTCTGTGTAACGCTGAACAGATTTTCGGTCATAGCCTGACTTGCCAACTGCGTTAGCGTTTTCTGAGTGCCCAGGTTTGAATCCTTAAACACCAGGTCTGCGGAAGACTTTTGGATATAAAAATTGCTAGCGTTATAGAATCCGAGTTTCGAGTTTGTTGCATCAAGCGTCAAGCTATCAAGTGACAAAGTGTCTGTGCTTAACGATCCCGAACAGTGAACATCTCCGCCAAACACTGTTGTACCTCTTGTACTACTATTCCTGGACCCGGCTGCACCGGATACGTAGAATTTGACGTCAAGTCCTGCTGCTTCCCCGGTTCCATCGGAGAAGAACAAGGCTCTATTTGTGCTATCATGACCAGCTGCTGCAAAAATAAGGCTACCATGACCGCCAATGCTAGTAGTAAACTGACCTTGGTCGCCGTTAATTGCTATTGAAGGTGTTCCTGCAGTTGGCTGTAGCGATATCAACTGTACGGAATTTGCGCTTAGATCAATCCTATTGCTTCTAAACCTGATGTTCGTAGCAGTAGAGTCTTCGAGATAGATATATTCTGCAAGCGAGAGGCTTCCTGACATAACGACGTCACCGCCGAAAGCCGTGACGGATGGGAATGCATTTCCTCGTCCACCCATCGTTCCTGAAACCCAGATTGCAACGTCTGTATGTCTACCGTTGTAGAATACTTCGTTCGTTAACTCACCTCGCTGAGAACCTAATGAGAGGTACCCTCTATCTGGTAAACCCGTTGCAGATGATGATGCGACTAATATCGCGCCTGATCTGTTATTTTGACCGGCAGCGCTCCACACCCAAGCTGAGCCTGCATGTAAATCAACAGCCTTTCCGTATGTTCTATTACGAAGCTGGAGGTGATCGCCCCCAGCGTTAATGATACCATCAGCTGAAGCATTAACAGTGATGTCAGTTCCTTGATACGTTAGTGCGCCATCTGACACTTGACCGGAATCATGCACGTACTTTGCAGACCCATCAAAATAGATATGCGATGCATCGTCTAATCTTAGTCCGGTATAAGCGCCACCAAGATTGATCTTTAATAGATTGCTGTCAAGCTGAAGACTGACGTCTGTTCCCTCGTCCAGATACATCTTCTGACCAGCAGCCATCTGGAATGAGTATGTTGAACCAGTTACTTTGAATGTACCACCGGTATTTACACCAAGCAAACTACCGAGTCCAGCCTTAATGTTTATATCATGCGAAGATGATATTACTGTCTGGGTCCATGCATTTCCTGGCGCGCTAGAGCTTAGATGAAGATCTCCGCCGGCGTTTTGAAGTTGAAGATTTGCTGTACCCGCTCCACCACCAAAGCATGTGAGCATTTTATAAGTGTCAGCAAGACGTAATTCTGGTTTCTCTCCTTGGATTGTAACACCATCAGGAGCGCTTACTGTAATCAGTCCGGAGCTTGAATTACCTTTTAACCAAGCGCCTGTATGCGTTCCTGGATCTGATTCTAATAAATAGACTTTTCTATCAGGCTGAATACTGAACATCGAACCGCTTAATTGAACCGGTCCTTGATTTACTCCTACTACTGGGTTTCCTGCTCTTATTCTAATGCCACCCTTATTACTCGGATTAGACATCGATAGATGATATGGGCCTGCTGTTACCTGAGATGAAGTTAGCGCCATTCCAGCCGGGAACCGGACACCAGTTGTTCTAATGGGAATTGGTGTAGCCCCGGAAAGATCGACCTTAGTTTCTGATTGGGAATCACCGTCACCAACGTCAAGAGTACCGACCAAGAAAGTATTTACGAATGAGGTATCCCTACCGAACACCATAGCGATGTTGGTCTGGTTGGAACCAGATGCGATTGCAATACCTCCGCCACTATTACTACTAAGCGCACCAGAGTTAAGAAGCAGTAATGGGTCACCGACAGAAGCACTGATAATATGACCCTTAATAAAGCTGCCATGGACAGTGAGATCACCCCAAACATCCACACTTCCAGAATGAGCATTCGTTCCGACACTTAAATCGTTACCAATCGTGACCGTAGAAGTGGCACCACCAATTTGGATCGGCACTGCGCTAGCGCCGCCGACGGTACATATTTTAACACCATTCGTAGTGTCGGTAGTCTGTAGACTAATTGCGCCATCACCGGCGCCACCGTCAGCTGTAACGACAAAGTTCGTAGCCCCGATATTAAATGTCGAATCAGAATCAAGAGCTATTGCGCCTGAAGCGTCAACATCAAAAGCCGCCGAATTAATATCAACGCCACCGGTAGTTGTTATATCAACTTCAGATGAGTTACCTACAATGTTCACTCCACCAGCACCGTCAAGTGTTAGTGTCCCTGCTGTTGTGGTAAGATGAGATTGTCCAGCTGCATCGAGATTGATTCCTCCCGACCCGGCGTTAACATCAATGTTCGTCGCGTTAAGCTCGATTTCTGACCTATTCGCAACAGACCCACCAATTGTTATCTTTCCAGTATCTGCGTTGCTGTTACCGAGACCGATCGTTGATGCGTCAGCGGCGTTCATTGCAATATTACCGTCAATATTTACTGTAAGATGCGCACCTGTTGCAGCATCATCAAAAGTCTTGATGGTGGTTGTTCCTGCAGCACCTACCGCTATTTGGAAATAGTCATCCGGATCTGCTGTCGAAGGTAGTCGTAGATGTTCATTGCTTGTGTCTATATCAACGACGGCAGCACCAGTTGCATCTTTGAATACTACATTCCCACCGCCAGGGTTGATATTAATATCTCCTGAATCGGTCCCAAGAAACATATTTGTACTAGCCTGGAATTTTCCAAGACCACCATGCGCAATTAATTGTAATTTACCACCAACTCCCATCCACCCATCGCTGGCGGCATTTGTTCCTGTAAAGACTAGTGTATTTGTAGTCCCGCCTAAGATTGGGTTTGTAAGGACACTTCCGTTGTAGTATATTCCTATATCTGCTTCGTTTCCTGCTAGTCCTGAGCCCTCTCCGCGGAACATAATTCCCATTGATTGACCAAATCTACCTTCAGCTGATGTTCCTTGTGGCAGATGGAACCCGCCTGATCCTGTCACAACCCCATGATTGAATTCATACGACGTAGGGATATTGCCGGAGATCTGCAGCTTGTTCGAACCAACTGCCCATGTATGCTTAATACCCGTTTTCGTTGCACCGCGAGAGTCAAACCAGAAAGTTTTACCTGGGTCTATTCCAACATCACCCGACCCGGAAACCGTAAATTCATTCCCATTCCAGGGCGCGCCCCCTTTGACCTTAAGCTTCCACCCACCATGGCCACCCACCGCGGTGGAAGATGAGTTATGAAGGACCGACCACCAGCTAGAAGCGTTGGGTGCAAACTGACCAACAGTCCAGCGATCCAGCTTTTTAATACGAGAAAGAGGAGGCGGAAGGTTCGCGGGGTTGGTATAATCATGACCGAAGTTCGGCGGCATACTTCTGGTATTATTGAGGATCATGTCCTCTTGGAATTTAACAAGGTCATTTGACCCATCAACGCTGAAGTTTCCGGAAACATGAAGATCACCACCGAATAAAGCAATACCGCGCTGGTTTCCGAGTCTACCACCAACGGTTCCTGAAACGTGAAAGAAGACATCAGGATGTTCATTCCCGGTTGCTGGAGTAAGTCGGTCTTCCCATGTGAGTGTTCTGAAAGATATCCGAGGGGGCATTGCCGAGCTACCCCTTGTATAGACGATCATATCAGAGTTAATCTTGACTCCTCTATCACCCCTTTGGTTCGGATAGACTGTCATATTCTGGGTGTGCGTTCCGCCATTATCATATGAGGTAGGACCAGCAAAAAAGTTACCGGAAAGGTGCGTATTCCCTTGAACATAAAAATCATTCGGGACATCGCTATCAATCTGGATTAGCTGTCGCTTTCCAAACAGCGTACCACTGATAATGACATCTCCAAGAAAGAGAACCGCGCTACCATCCCCCACGGGAGTCAGGGCAGTGTTATTTGCAGAACCAGAAAAAACGAGCCACGGCTCATTACCAAATTGGTTCATCAAGTCCGTTGATCCCTCAATCACGCCTGAGTAATCTGCCGCGGCGCTAGATGAGTAGAACAGCAATCCCAGGTTGGGGTGGTACTGCTCAGCTGGAGTGGGGTTACCATTCGTATCCACCGCTCGCCCAGTTGCCAAAGGCCAACTCGACCCAGAAGCGATTATCTTATTTACGCGTATTTGGTCTGCTCTAAAGTCTCTTGCCATCTTTTACCTCTTAAGCCCACATAGAAATAATTATATATGAAGCCAGAACCGGACCATCGAAGCCCCAGTTTCCAGCAGAGATGCCGGCTTTCCATTTCCAATTATTATCCGTTTCATCAAATGTGACATGCTGAACGTAGGCATTCATATTGCTATCTTCACCGATTGGGTTAAATACAATTATCGGCTTAACCTTCTTTGGGTGCTTACCGACGTCTAAAGCCATATAAGGTGTTTCAGTTACTCCGTAGTCCCATGTTACTTGTCCAGTAGATAATCCAACATGTCCATTTTCCCAGAATCCTGACATTATTATCCCGCCTTCACAGCTTGTAAGAACACTGTTCCCGTCCAGGTAGCGCTTGCTCGAATTGTTATGATAGCTTTTCTGCCACCTGGGGGCACTCCGCCTACTTCTACTTTCGCTATGAATATATTGATATCTGAATGGTGCTCGCCTACAGGAGTACACGTAACGTTTGGAGCTGACGTATAATTTTCCTTTAACTGGAACGCCACTTCATCCGTATTTGTAAAAGTAACTTCATGAGCTTCTATCACCATTTCAGCGTCGCCCATGTACGAATAAATGGGCATCTTTCGAAAACGGGGATAGACTTTTCGAAAGCGATTCTTATCAAACTTTTTTAACTTTGAACTTCCCACTGTGCACCTCTCTACTAAATATGCACGGGAAGAGTTAAAGAATCAAAGAAGCAAGAGAAGCTATGTCCGATCTTTGGCCTTTTACTAATTGCACGTGCGCGGCTGAATTTTTGTCCCTAAATTTATGAACGACAATTGACAGTCCATTACTTAATTTATTAATGTACGGAGTATCTATTTGATCCGTATCTCCTAACAGCACAATTTTCGAACCCTTACCAATTCTGGTAATGATTGTCTTTAATTCATGCACTGTCGCATTTTGTGCTTCGTCAACAATCACGTACGAATCGTTAAACGTTCTACCGCGAATATACGCCAGCGGTGCGACCTCTAATTCTCCACGATCTTTCATCATTTCGAAGTACGTAAAGTTCTTGTCACTAAGCATTGTTCTGAAGTTGTCTGTGATCGGTGCAAGCCACGGTTGCATCTTGTCATCCATATCCCCAGGTAAATACCCAAGGTCCCTTCCAACAGGCTGTATGGACCTGGAAACCACTATCCTCTTATACTTCCCCTGTTGCACACCATCCAAGCCAGCCATTAATGCGACATATGTCTTTCCAGACCCAGCCAAACCGGTAAGGGTCACCAGTTGTATCTCATCTCTCAATAAGGCTTCCACTGCAAAAGCTTGCTCTTTATTCTTAGACTCAAAATTGCTCATAAGCTGTCCCGGCCTTTGTGTCAATGGATACACGGCACCAGCCCGATACATGCCAAGCGCAGAAGATGATCTTTCTGATGATACCATAACAACACATTCATTAGGAGATAGGTCTTCATTCTCTAAAGCTAGAACACCGTCGCTATAAAAAGAATCGATTTTATTTTTTTGAATCATCAGCTCTCGATGCCCAGTATATTCCGTGTTCCCCCGCTCGAGATGATCCTTATAGTAATCCTCTGCTTTTATCCCTAGTGCATCGCACTTCACCCTAAGGTTAATGTCCTTAGTTACGACGACGATGGGCCCAGACTTCGTTTTCGCCTTCTCAGACATACACGTCGCCAGGATCCTGTTGTCACCCCTTTCCTTCGCAAGCCCTCGGGGCAGCTTTGATAAATCTTCGTCAATAGTAACTTTGACTGTTTGGCTTTCGGCCAGTGAAGAATCAACCTCAACACCCTCATCCAGTCGACCCATATCTCGAAGCTCATCTAAAAATCGATTTACATATCTTGCCGCATCACCCACGATACCGGGTTTTTCCTTAAAGCGGTCTAGTTCATCTATGACCTGAAGGGGCAAGATTACATCATTTCCAGGAAACGAATGTATCGATGATTTATCATACAGAAGAACGCTCGTGTCAAGAATAAATCGTTTTCTTTTGCTTTCCAAAATTTTCTCCTTGAAAAATTAGCTACAAGTGACTTACAATACCTTTGTACATGAAGTAACATTTAGAGGAATACTGAATGAATAAAGGTAAAATAAAGAAGAATACAAAGCGCGCAGCCAGGGCTGACGACGCTATAGAGGGACTAACCTGCTTTAAAGCACACTCTGATCTTGGCGTAGATTGCCAGAAAAAAGATTGTCGATATTGGCAAGAGATGGAATCTAAGAAGCACCACAATTGCGTTATTCTTGCATCTAAGGATGGTCCAATGACGCTACAAGAAGTGGGGGACATATTCAAAGTAACTCGCATGCGAATATGTCAGATAGAGAAACTAGCAAAGCAATTCTTGAAATCATCTTCCCCGAAGATATTGTCCGATCAATCACACAATTAAGTATAGCTTCGCGTAAAAAAAAGAGAGAGCTTACGCTCTCTCTTAGATTTTGCTCGAATGATAGGGCGAGCTACTTGCTCTTTTCAACTTCTAAAGTTAATTTAACCAAGCTAGCGGATGAATCCTTTAGTCTACGCAAACCGCGTCTGGCTCTTACACCAGCAGACTTGTTTCCATGCGCGTTCTTGTGCACGTCTAACTCTAAAGATGCTACTAGCTCCTTCAGGCTCTCCCAATTTTCGAGAATTGTGTTTGAATCACTCATCGTTTTCTCCTGGATGAAGAATCTTCGGGCGTTCTTCATCCTCTTCTTGTTTTACAGCCCTGTTGATTGCCAGCATCATCTCCCTATCTTCTAGCTCGAGTGCAAGCAAATTGATTATATTCCTAATTTGTGTTTGGGAAACCCCAAACCTTAAAATTTCCTGACATATATCTCGCGATTTCTTAATGTCAAGCAGCCAGTCTGTGTCTTCTCGTTCTAGCTTTTCTTCTTTCTTCTCTTCTGTCATTTTAATATCTCATCTATCGAGTAAGGTTCGATCTTGAATTTCCCGTCCCCTTGATATGTCAATACTTTACCCAACTTCTTCTCTTCAGCTATCTCTGAGGAAAGCACTATAAAATCCCCTCGTCTCTCATATTGTAATATGAAATGTGCCTGTTCATAATCTGGTAAATCTTTTTCATATGTTTGTAAAATTGTTGAAACTGACTCTGGCAACATAACTGCCACATCATCTATCGTCATTACTGACTTTGCTGATTCTACACTTTCCATAATAACAGATTTGCAGATGTCGGTTATCCGGTGTGCTATACCGCAGTTATTACAATTCACAATTTTTTCAAGCACTACATCTTTTTCTACAATCGAAAATACTATAAATTGATGTAGCGGTGGGTCGGTCCTATTCTTTAGCGTGGGTAAAATGCACCGACACTTTATCAAGTGCTTTAACCCTTGCATCTTATAGCTTCTTCGAAGCTAAGACCTTAAACGCAGCATCCTTAGACGAGTGCTCTATTAGTAAGCCAAGTCCATTAGCTTGATCTCTAGTTAAGCGTTGAGCTTCAGACATATCTTCTGTCGTAGCTGTCATTAACGCTGATAAAATAGAATCGTTCTGAAAGACTAGAATTTCTTGGATTAATTCCCTAACCTCTTTAGTCGACCAGCTCTTAGTTTTTGTTTTTGTCTTGGGTGGCATTAGTCATCCTCCTGGTACCAATTATAACTGTAGTGCGCGATAGTAAACGTTTATTTAGCATATGCGTCAGCTAAAGATGAAGAAGCCCATGAATTTGGCTTCACAATCGGTGTAAACCCATAAGAGTTTACCCAAGAAATCGCAGATGTTAAAATTTTAGATGACGGATATTTCTTGTTAGGGTTTAGATCTAGATGAACATTTATAATCTTAATCGGAAATGCTTCTCTTAAAGATCGTGCAGCTTCTATTGCTAATTCTGCTTCTTTCATAAGACGAAATTTCATAGAATCTAAAGCGCAATCCTTGCTTCTTTTTCTGTGGAAATAAAAAGTGCCACCCTTGCGGTTAACATACCCAGCAATTACAACGGCGAAAACATATGTATCCCCTCGCTTGTGAGAATCACACCCTACATGAATTTGGTATGCATTATTACTATTTATTTTTTCAATAATATCATTAAATGATGCCGGCTTAGAATCAGCATTATGCCACTGTATCTTCGATGTGCTCCATTTTACCATTCTAATCCAGCTTGATAATGACGCTAATATTACTTATGGCTTTCGCATCAGCTACAGCTCTTCGCATTGCATTAAGCGTAATTTGATGTGGTAATATTGTCGGCATAAAATTCGAAGGAGTGTAGTTCAGCATATCATAAATCGGCTGAATATCGATAATACCTTCTCTCCCCGAACATGCTAGAAGCTGGACCAGACATGCGGCTCTATCTTGAAGAATTCCCTCCTCTGTTTTGGAGCAATGAATTTTAGTTTTTACTGTCCGTGTTGATAATCGCGATAATCGTTTTTTCAATACATCTCTTACATCATCTACTTTTTCTTTAGTCAGCTTTTTCTGAATATCTTGACGTAGATACTTGATCGAATCAAAATTATTCTTGCTTGTTTGAATTGAGCAAGTTTGTTTCTTGACAGAATATTTTGCGGTATTTGACGGGATTGTATCAAAATCTAGAGTGCTTATGAGTATCCCTGACTCTTTAGACACCGGTGTAATACCAGCAATAGTGCACAAATCTTTTACTTGGTTAACATTATCTAGACTTTTATCCATGATGAATGGGAGGACTTTCACTAACCCCTTTTCCCAATTCACAATCAGAGTGTTTGCAACATCGTCTGAGTAATTACTCGCGAAGACCACCACCGGCGTCTTATTTTCGTAAGCATATGTTAACAAATGATGTATTTCGCTGACATCGATGATGGCACCATCGATCACAACAACTATACACTCTCTTAATTCTACGTAGTCATCAAAAGATTCTTGAAAAAAGGAATGTAGACTACATTGAAATTGGCAGCCCGACTCGAGTTCAGTGATTGTATTTCCTGTTGTCTGCTCAATGACAACGGAACCAAGTGAACCAGCTGTTCGTACAGCATCGATAAAAACATTCTTATAGGAAAGTGTAACTTCATCATGAATGCTTCGTTCCCATTCCTTAATGATATCGATTGACTTGACTCGCCGAGGCCGAGTTGGTGCTTTTATTAAGGCAAGAGCTCTTTCATTTGTGATTGACGAGGAAAGAATCTTTTGAAGTGTAAGCAAATATACAGGAATTGCCAGGGCGCATGTTTCATTTAGATGATACGCGCTATTCAAGATTAAGTTCTTGTATGCTGTTTCGCAGTTATTCAACCCAACAAGAAGCCCACGAAAAGAATCACTCCATCCTATAGTATGGAGCCGGTCTGTCATTAGAACAGAAGATGAAAGACTGTTGATGTCTTCGATCAATAGAGAGATATCTTTTTTTAAGATCGACTTACATTTATCGAGCTCATCTCCACGTATAACCTGATTGTGCACAGACATATGACATCCGATCAGTGCAAGTTTGTATTTTTCTTTTGATTACCACTAGAGAAAAGTGCGCCAAGCGCTTCTCCCAATTCACCTGCTTGTTCATTTAGCGTCTGTACTGCTTTACGATTCGCTTCTGCTTTTTTGGTTTTTTCTGAAAATTCAACTGCCCATCTACAAAATGCCGAAAATACTGCTAGCGCAAAAATGCAACAAGCCCCGACAACGTTATGCCACAATAGGGCAGTTGCAAAAACAACCATCATCTCTGACATACCAAAACGTATGTTCATCTTAACTCCCTTTATTCAAGCCCAAGATACTTGGATTCTTTCTCATCCATGAATTGTAATGTATCAGAATAATGTGTATATTTCACGAATATTTCTTCGTTTTTTACGATCGCTCTTTTAGACCAAAATTCCATTGCTGGAAATTTTTCACATTCTCGCCATCTGTAAAATGCATTTGGGAACGCTGAATGGTTATAGATGCTTCCAAAACCAAGCACGACTGCATGCTGTTTGTCGTACGATTGGAACAAGTACTCGTTTAGAATATGCCGCTCATCGTACATATCTAGCCAGTCCTGCATAAGGCTTCTGTCAAAAATAACAACGGGTGAAATTTCAAAGCATGTGTGTATTGGAATGTCTTGTGTCGCAAAAACACCCAAGCCATGCACAGAAGATTCTCTTATTTCAATGTTTTTATAGAAATAAGATTTTTGATCTGGGGGCAATCTAAACACATCAGCTATCTCTCCAGAGATTGTTACTAGCGTACACCAAGACTTCTTCTGCTGATTCAGCTGTGTAACCATATTCGTCTATCAAGGTTTGCACCATGCTTGAGTATTTATGCTTCTGTTCATCATCTCTAGTCTTAGACTTTGTAACGATTCTAGCCAGATCTTTTACTGAGCTGATTAGGTATGTTTCGATCGCTTCCTTAAGCGGCTCATAAGATGTATAATCAACAACTTCGCCCCTTCTCATTTTAGCGAACATGTAAGCAGTCACATCTGCTCGGAACCCCTCTTTGCCCGATGAGCTCACTCCAATAGCACCTTCGATAGATCTCATAAAGTCTTCATCAGGATGCATATCTTCTTTTGTTACTCGATCTTTTAGTTTACACTTTGTTGTAAAGGCTTCGGCATTATCAAGATAGTTTTCAAAAATGGATTGTGCTTGTTCTTCATACGCAGTAATAAATGCTTTTGCGATTTCATTTTCAAGCAATCTAAGATATTCATTCCTGACCGTATTTCGAATCAATTCAAGACAACGCTCTGCGAAATCTTTGTTTATCAGTTGTTCTTTCACTTGCTTCATCAAGGAGTCTAGCATGGAAACAGGGGTGATAAAATCACGATCAGAATCACTTAATGCGTTATCAATTGCTTTCATTATGAATCTTGTAGAAATTCCAGTCATTCCCTCTCTGTCTGATTCGTCTTTCAAGTCAGTAATGTCTATTTTCTTGACTCGACCCTTTTCTACAACTTCTTCGCCATTATAGATTTTTAGCTTTGTTAAGAGATCACATTTTTGACTTTCATGCAATCGACTGAGAATCGAAAACATCGACGCAACGCGTAGAGTATGGGGAGCGATATGAATATCAAAATTGGCTTGACCAAGAATTTTTTCGTAAATCCGAATTTCCTGTTCTAGTTCCAGAACATACGGTACATCGATCTTAACAATCCTATCTAAAATAGCTTCGTTAGTGTGCTCACTCTGGAACCGATTCCATTCCGCCTCATTACAGTGCGCTAAGATCACACCATCGAAATGGATCATATCATGCTTTCCGGGGGACGGAACTCTCTTCTCCTGTGTCGCGGTGATGATTGTGTGGAGAAACTCAATTTCATTCTTAAAGACCTCCACAAGCTCTACAATCCCACGATTACCCACGTTGAATGCTCCATTAAGACTAAGCGCTCTGGGATCATCTTCAGAATATTTGTCTAACTTGGAAATGTCTTCTGAACCGATAAGGACAGAAACGTCTTGACTATTTGCATCCATTGGTGGTACTGATGCAACACCCCTTCTTGCTCGCTGGGAAAATGTAGTTTCTTTTACAATAAACTTTTCATATTCCCCACCGTATTCTTCAAACAAGAGGTGTCTTGCAACGGGAGATATGTCTCCTTCAATATGCACGCCTAACATCTCTTTCATCTTTGGTCTCAAAGACCGCGGAATTAATTGAAGCGGCTCACCGCACTGAGGATCACTTTCTAAGTGGTAGTATGTATGGCCATCCAGACAGCTCTTTATATGCTCTGTGAGAGCAGATTTTCCAGCGCCAACCGGGCCCATCAAAAGTAATACCTGACGACTCTCTTCACCCTTAAGTCCAGCCGAGCGAAGATACCTCATTATTTTAGCTATTACTTTTTCCATCCCATAAAATTGACTTTGAAAATACTCATAAGTCTTTATGTTCTCTCCATCAAATAGCTTGTGTTTTCTAGGGTCAGTGTCATCAAGCCTACTCACACCGTGCTCAGTGATTGTATCATAAAGCCTTTTATGTGCATGATCAGTTATGGAGGGATCCTTCTCTATAAGAGAAAGGTACTCGAGAAAAGTCCCTCTAAATTTTTCTTTCTTATTAGAAGCCCGTTGAGCCTTAATAATATCTAGATATTTGTTTTTTGACATAAGCTTCTCCCGAACTAAATCTCGAAGGGTTCATCTTCGATTATCGTATCCAATTTAACAATATCACCCCACAAACGAGTAATATGTCGGACCACTGCATCTCCGTAATCTAAGTCTAAATCCCTACCATCGTGTTCATGCTGTAGACACAAAATATTTCCTTCTTCAATACCAGCCACTGTTATTACGGGTATATTATTCCCGCCAACTTGTTTGATTAGGTCTTCTTTCACGTTTTTCCATCCTTGTGTATCTGACACATCATCTATCATGTACTCATTCTTGTGTAAAGAGAAACTAAATAGGTTCAATTCTTCGCAATCCTTTTCGGTGAGGTATTGTCTTAAAAATGATTCATCATTTAATGACTCTCTTGCGATAAAGCATTCCTCAAGTCCAAACCTCTCTTCAATTTTCTGAAACATATGAAACCCTAAATGATAAGGATTGATCGAACCAAGGTGGGGACGAACAACTTCATTATGCATTTTTAGGAATGGCAAGTGCATGCCTGAATCTAATTCTAATTCATGCATCAATCTGTAGTGCCAGTATGACGCCCATCCTTCGTTCATTATCTTCGTTCTAATCTGTGGCATGAAATATTGAGCATCATCCAAAGCAATCAACATTAATTCTCTTTCCCACTCTTCTAATCCTTGCGCCATTTCTGCAATAAATGCGATAAGATTTTCTTCTCTACTTATGGGATATCTGTCGGGGTTCGGAGATGTTTTTTCATCTTTGAAAAATCCACCCTTAATTTCTTGAATAAGCTCTTTGCGTTGCTCTTTTTGAGAAACATATTTCTTGTGCCTTCTGGGCACGTGCAAAGATAACGCATGAACCGCATCCAAAACTTCTTCAACTCGCTCTACACCAACGCTTGGATCTTCTACGAGCTGATCGATGTATCTTTTTGCATTGCGCATTCTTAAGATAACTTGGTCTGGCCTGGTTTTTTTGAACGTTGCGTTATTCTTGAAAAAGTCTGAATGTCCGATACAGTGAGCCATTATTAAGATTTGAAGATAGAGTGGATTTTCTTCCATCAAATAAGCTAAAGATGGATCACTATTGATGATCAATTCATAAGGTAAGCCTTCTAGGCCGGCATTATACATGGCATGCGTCCGTTCAAAGCTTTTGCCGTAGCTCCAATGTCCGTAATGAGAGGGCATTCCATGATATGCCATTGTACCAATCATTTCATAATAATCACATGTCTCATACAGGATAGGAAACCAATCCAAGCCATGATCAAGAGCCATCTTCTCTAAGGTCTCGTCCCACTTCTCTAATTCTTTTAATAAAGACATCTAATATTCTCCCTTAAAAAAATTATTAAACGCCACCCAGATATCATTTTTTGAATATATCCCTACAGATTTAAATTTATCACTCGTCATTGTCTCGTAAAGCTTCCCAAGCGATGTGTCATTTATCCACTTTAGACGTTCACTGTTAGGAGATATTTCACAGTACCCAAAGAATTGTACTTTCGGCATTAGCGTAGAAAGCAAACCTCGTACAGCATCATTGTCACCTGGCCAGTTGTCACCATCAGAACATTGAAAAACATATGTATTCCAGTTAGACGGATGATATCGAATATCAATAATGTCATCTGTCATTTTAACAGCAGAAGAAACTAGAGTTCCACCTGATGAACCACGTCCGAAGAATTGTTCTTCTGTCACTTCATACGCTTCTACATCATGTGATATAAATACTAGTTCCACCTTGTCATATTTAGAGCGAATAAAGTGATAAAGCAAAAAGAAAAAACTCCTTGCAAGAAACTTCTTTTCTTTTGTCATTGATCCAGAGATATCCATCAAAAAGAAAATCGCAGCATTTGAGGACAGCTTTTTTGAAACCTTATAATGACGATATCGTAGATCTCTGTCATGAAATGAAAAGTCTTCATCTTCTCCTCTAGTGCCCGAGTACTCGGCCTTCTTTCTTCGCTTGATCTTCTGCATGACTGTCTTTTTCTTATCAAGCCTTGGTCGGATACCCTTTGTTCTGTAGCCTTTTCTCTTTATTTTTTTCGAAACAACTTTTGCATTTCTTTTCTTTTCAAAATTTGGAAGCTCTAAATCCTTGAAGAGGTATTCAGACAGTTGCTCTAGAGTTAGTTCTACTTCATAAAATTCTTCGCCCTTTTCTTGTCCTGGCTTTCCACCAGCTTGATCACGCCGGCGCTCTTTCTCACCAATAACTTGTCCACGCTGGACATCTTTTCCTTGGGCTGACCCCACTCTTTTAGACCCATTGTCTCCATATACAAAGCGATATTCTTTAATCCCCCTAACAGGAATTCGAAATTTCTTCTTTCCACCTTTTCCGATAATGGACTCTTCTGCAACGATATTATGGATCCCCTCTTTGATAGCTTTCTCAATTTTCTTGCGATGCCTCGATCGATCATTAGCCGATCGATCTGCTATCGTCTTATGTCTTTTGAATATTGACATGGGTCCCTCTTACTTTAAGTATTATTCGGCCTCTAACGTTGATAACATTTGTACTTGGCGGAATGTATTTGATATTAAGGGTCTAAGATAAGATATACATTTCGTCAATGCCTCTTCTTCAGATACCCACTTGTAACCTACGTGTTCCCATATCCCTGTTTCTTCGTTCGGAACGATTTCTGGCGTTTTAGATGTTTGTGCGCTGAACGTAACGAGGGCACCAGAGCGTAGAGGTGCGCAAGGTAATAATTCATTACCCTCGATTACTATTGAACATTCCTCGAAGCACTCTCTTTTAGCAGCAGAGAGATCGGATTCACCCTTATTTTTTACACCTTTGGGAATGTCATATACGCCGTCATTCCTGACTAAAACTAACATTTTGGTTCTATCATTTTCGCTAAAAATAATAAAGCCGGCTCCCTGCTTAGGATTCTTTTCTCCCATAATCATCCTCCAAACGGACTACATCATCTAAATAATTCGTACTCACTTCGATTAACTCTACAGAAGATTCGTTTGCTCCAAATCTATGGATCTGTCCAACATGAATATGTAGCGCATTTCCGGGTGCTACCTTCGTAATCCTCCCATCTGCTTCGTAATTGTATAACGTCCCATTCAGAACATATATCGTCTCTTCTTTGACTTCGTGGTATTGCTTAGACAACTTATGGCCGGCGTTAATATGAAGAAGTTTTCCAACGTAGTGTTCTGTTTCCGCCCATATTATCTCAAATCCCCACGGTTTTTCAATCGTCCGCATTTTTTTCTACCTCCTCTAGCAGCCAGGAAGAGCTCTGTACTTTACCCCCACCGACATTGAATATCACTTTACACTCGACTTCATTGCATATATCCCATTCTGGAATATCTTCAGGTGCAGCCCTGTCACCGCCCTTTGTAAAGAAATCGGGTTTAAGATCAGCTATTGCACCAATGACTGTCTGACCTCCATCATCCCAAATAATCACGGCATCTACTCCTCGAATTCCTGCGATAATTTCTGCCCTCTCAGCAGCGGGCATAAAGGCTCTTCCCTTTTTTCGCTCCAGGAATCCGTCACCGTTAACAATGACAGCTACATATCCGCCATCTTGCTCTGCCATATCTACGGTTTCAAGAATGCACCTCAAGTGACCGACATGGAGAGGATCAAATCCTCCGGATGTCATGTAGACGTTAATACCCTCCCCACCCCAGACTCCGTCTCTATCAACATACTCTCTAAATTCTTTAACAGAATTGTATACTTTCATTTGTGTAGACTCTCTTTGAATCCTTCTGGAAACATTTCACGGTTACGGTTATAAAACATCTCAAAATCGGAATCTAAGATGTAGGTTACTGCTGTGTCATCTTTAGATCGGACAGATCGTCCGGTCGCTTGAACTATCGTTTTTGCTGTCTGAAGGGGATACCACCACTTCCATTTATTCATCTTTTTTCTTACAAGCTTATCTCCTAAATATGGATAGGGAACCTTGCAGATAATTTGAAACCGGCTTAAATCTCCCTTTAGATCAACACCCTCTGTCATTGATGGAGAAATCAGTACAGTGGGCTTTTTACCTCTTAGGTGCTTTTCTAATACAGCTTCTCTATTAACAGAATTATGAATCAGTAGCCGAGAGTTGCGAACATTTCGTTTGATATAATTTGCGACCTTATACGAATGGCAATGAATAATCCCTTTTTCATTTTTATGTTGTTTCAAAATTTCTTTTACTGCATCAGCCATGCGCGGGAGCGTTTCATCGATCGATTTCGAGCTCATCTTTCCCATACCGCTAAAAACAACCGGCCGGTTTTCTACAGGAAACGGACTCGGCAGACTAATGAAAGCTGCTTTATCTTTGGGTATACCCACACTTTCTGTGAAAGCATCTTTATCTAAGATTGTAGCAGACATCAGGATTACGATCTCTCCGAAATTATACAGGTGCTCCTCCGCGAAGGGCGCAACATCAATTGGTTTAAATTCTATTTTCCTACCTGAGCGTCCATCAGCGGCAATTTCATTCATAACCCAATTTTCTGAATTATACAATCCTAAAAATCGACGAACCTTACAAACATGTTTATCCATAATCTCAAATTTCTTTGCAAGAGAAGCGAACTCACCAGACTTAATCTTCTCTTTCAGACCGACATATTTTTCTAGCATTTGCTCGAGATGCTTAAGCTTACCTGATATGGTGGGGACGTAGGTCTCCTTAATCCATGTAACGTACTTAGCAGTAGTAAGCCCTTTTGGAATTTCAAAATTTAGAAAGCTTTTGCAAAACCGATTTGAAATCGTGACTTCGACAAATTTGCTAAGTTCGTTATCAACATTATGGGCTTCATCGATTACTAATACTTGACGTGGGGTAAGCTTTCCAGCGTATTGTGTTTCGGCAAGAAAGTAAGGAAAGTTGGTGACCCCTTCCGGAGACTTTAGAAAACCATCCTTAGCTGTCCTGTATACACAGTTGAAAGTGCATGCTTTCCAAAACCGGCTGCCCTTTTCCGTTGTGCGTAAAGCCCTAAGACTTTCGGCACATGTTGTCTTTTTGTTAAAACTACATGTGTAATTTGTGGCTGACTTAATAGACTTCATTGGTCCTGAAAATCCACCAAAATCTTTGACATATTGTTCTTGCAAAATTTTCTGAGTTGTCAAAAAATAAGACCCTGGTTCAAATAATCCTGCTGTATTCGATATATTTTTGCTAAGGTATCGTGCAACTGTCAGACCGATTGCACTCTTACCAACGCCTGTACCGGCTTCGATGATGATAAATCTCTTACCTTCGTTCAGGGAAGCGTTCAATGCAAAGTCGATAGCTTTCGATTGTTGTTCACGAATAGATTTATGTGGAAATTGTTGGTTATACTCAAAGCTCACACTAGACTCCTTTTACATTATTGTAGAGAAATAAGTGGAAATTTTCAAGCGCTAGAAAGCTTTTCTATGATTCTATTGATTATGCTGATTGTAGTTTCTGGTCCATCGGTTTCCCACGCTCTATCTGCATCTGATAATGCAGAATAAAGGTGCCAGTCATTACCACCGGGCTGGCATTTATCTCCCACGAATAACACATCCCATCCATCGTAGTGCTGAAGACCGTAAGTTTTGTTCCATCCAGCTGGGTAAATATCAAAACTTGTTGAGCCACCCAGTGCGACGGTGATGGGAAGTTTTTCCTTAGCGATATACTTTTGTAACTCGTCCATATAATTGGAGCGGATGCAATAGCCCTCATCCCATTTTTTCCATTCGTCTCTCTGCTGTGTATCTGCTGTCCTGCCAATCGGACACCAATTTAAAAGAGAGCCCCTGTACTGAAAGAATGTTCCGCTAAAGGGGAGGTCTGGATAGAATCGAGTTATTTCTGCTTGCCACTCGAATATTTTCATAAGAATATTCTTGTAAGTATTTTTGCCTATCTTCTCGATCATATCTACTTCATGAACCATGGTCCACTTTGACTTTTCCCATTTCGCTAATTTGGTTCCGTTACATGGCAGTAGATCAATATCACTCATTGAAACGCCACCCACATCAAACATAGCATTACATTGTTCTAGAATATATTCAAAGTCAGAACCGGTAATGATTCCAATTCTGGTTATTTTTGAAAGCCGACTAAGGGCCCTTATCACATTATTGTCTATTGTCTTTCTAGGCGGAGTCAGTGTACCGTCCATGTCGAATAGAGTGATCACGTTTGAAGTAGTCATTTCAGAAAGTCTCGCTAAGTCATAAGTAATTTATAGGATATGCAATTCGAATGATAAAGAAGCCTTACAAATTAATAATAACAATGATGCTTTGCGCGCTCACAATTGTAAGCGTATTAAATTTTGCTTCAATCACTTCTAACATTCGCTGGATTCCAGTTTCTCAAATCGAAAAGGCTGACAGCTATTTTCCGATTGAATCTTTTGTTATGGTAACACAAGACCTGATAACGTTTCAACAAATTTGTAATCAATCAGATGAAGATTGCATTCCGGTTCCAAGCCCGACAAACAAAATATCTGGAACCGGCTCTGGTGTTGTGGTTGGGGAACGAGATGGAAAATCTTTAGTGGTAACAGCTGGACACGTATGTGCAGGTGGCAGTGACATGGTTCCTATGATTCAGAATCTAAACGTACAATATCATATTGAACTGGAAACAGGATTCGGCAAACCGGGAATTGGTACAATACTTTCTATTGACATGATCAATGATCTTTGCCTTCTAATATCTGATACGTACCTCGGACCAGCATTACCTATTTATGAAGGTGAGCCTTCACTGCACGAAAAAGTGTACAACATGGCATCACCACTTGGACTAGCTGTACCAGTCGCTGTCCCCGTCTTCGATGGTTATTTCACAGGACAAGTTTCTTCGCTCTATATTTTCACAATACCCGCAGCACCTGGCTCTAGTGGCTCTCCAGTTATGAATGAAGATGGAGAAGTATTATCCATAATCAACGCCGCGGCGGTGAGCTTTGATGAATATGCGATTGGGTGTAAAACGCAAGCACTTAGAAATTTCTTAATATCAAACGGCGTTCTCTAGAAGCCTTTTAATCACTTCTTCTACGACATTGTTTGCTGAATCAAGTTTGGAAATTAAATTGCTGTATTGATTTCTAGCCCAAAGCTCACCTTGTTCTTCATCTGAAAATCGGCGAAGGCCGCTGTTATATTCCAAGTCATCACATGTAACCTGGACCCCAAACTCTCCCCATCCAGATGGAAACATTTCCACGTCAACACGGTCATCGTGGAAAAAACTAATTGGGTGGGGGTCTATCGTATGAAAGTTGCTACCAGGCCCATCTTCGTTTAGGACTTTGCTGACAGCACTTTTATCCGTCTTTTTATCAAATCCATGCACTTCTTTATTTCTCCGATGGTCGCTGTTTCATTACACGAAGCAGCCAGAATATACGTTCTATTAAGATGCAGAAGACATTTTCTTAATTGATAAATCAACTCTAGCTTCTTTGCATCCTTCTCTGAATTACGCATTTCACACCTGCCAACATGTCTGCGCATGCGCAATATTAAGTATTCATATCTTTTTTATCTTTTTCAGAAGTGTTAAGAGCGCAAGAATAAACGTGTATTCTCTTGAAGTTCTTGGTAGTGGTACTCGGGTCTAATACAAGATGTTGCGAATCGGAAATTTTGTTCATCTCAACAACATCCAAGTAAAACTCTTCACCGTTAATATCATATCCTGCGTCGTCACATAACTTGAGCGCTTCTTTTTCTGAATTAAAAGCGCCTAAAATTCTTGAGCCATCCCAACTACGCATACTCGCAATTACTAACATGGTAGTTACTTCTTTCATACGTTACTCAATAGGAAACCTATAGCCGGTGAGGTTATTTAATACAATGATAGTCATCATTCCTTGAAAGTACACCAACTAAACGTTTTTTTTCTATATTTAATTTTTAGAGGCACCGTCAAAGTGAATAAAATTTTCTCGCTTTTATTGATAGCACTGACAGTCTGTCTAAGTTGTGGCAGCGACAATATACTCACTTACGAAAAGATTGAAGAAGTTGAAATGTATCCAGACGTTTGGGTCGACTCTTTCATTCAACCTTCTGCTACCGATGGATATGATATCCTGTGGGTCATTGATAGATCCGGGAGCATGGGTAATCATGACGCAGAGCTTCTTGCTGGAATAGAAGCTATGATGAATGCTCTTCCAATAGATACCGGCTGGCGTCTTGGGATTATTAGCACTGATGGGAATTACTCAATATCTAACACAACATTTCCTCTTGTTCCTGGTGATGATATTATTGATGCTACGCTTGCGCTAGATGCGCTACAGGGCTCTTACTACGGTCCCCCGGGAGAAGAGGGGTTTGAAGCTGTATATTCATATATCACGCTGGGCTCATATTCATCTACCTGGATGAGGCCAACTGCGGCCTTACTTGTGGTATTCGTGTCTGATGAGGACGAACAATCATTCGATTGGACAGTACCAGACTTTAGTACTTACTTGTCTACCATCAGGTCCAGAACTTTTGTTACCTCAATAGTCGGTCTAGACTCAAGCACTTGTGCAGACCAAGTTGGTGAAAGGTATCTGGAATTAACCAGAGACTTCAATGGCATGGAAATTGACATATGTAGTTCTGATTGGACTCAGGGCGTTGAAGAAGCCAGCAAGTCTTATGAGCCGATAGATTCCATTGAGCTTTCACAGATACCAGAGCCAGGAAGCATCGTTGTATTTTTGGATGGTGTTCCAATGCTTGATGTTGAATGGGAATATGACAGCCCCACAAACACTGTTAATTTCCTAACGATACCAGGCGATGGCGTGTTAGTAGAAGTAGCGTACTTTTTAGACTAAGCTTCGGGAACCCCGGGTAAAGAACAATAGACTTTGATTGCAGTGTCTATTTCTTGTAGCTCTTGCTCATAGCCAATTTTTGTCATTGTCACAATTTTTGCAGCAGATGATGACATAACAGGTAGTGACATAACTGTTTCTAATAATTCGATTCGTTGAGCTAGCGACTCAAAGGTTGCGCATGTCTGCATATTCACCATAAATGCTAAAGCATTTTCATGAGCCCTATCAAACGGACTCTTTTTTTGGTCTTCTTCTGACCCTACGCTTCCTGTTAGTGTCTGCATTTTTTGCTGCTTTCCTGGGTTGTCGTATACTCTTAGCTATTAACCACTCGAACACAATAGATTCATCAATATTAATTCTACTGTAAGGCACGCTTGCTTTATGTAAAGCTTTAGCATCTTCCTCATCTATGAGGACCCCCCACCACACATCTTTCTTTGTAAATGGGTCTATTTCTTTTCTAGTAAGCTTAATCTTTACCCGCACTCCAGCGAACGTGTCAGTCAAATATACTTGGCCAACTTTAAACTTTCTTTTTCTAGCGCTATTATTTGTCATGCAGAAAAAATGGTTTGTGTATCTTCTAGAGTGCGCAGATAAATCTTACTATTGTGGTATCACAACTGACATTAACCGTCGGATAAACCAGCATAACGAAAAAAAGGGCGCTAAATACACTGCTGCTCGAGTGCCAGTTAGACTTATAGAATTTGCTGAGGTCGAATCCAAGAGCCACGCTTTACAACTTGAGAGCTTTGTAAAGGCGTGCCATAGAGCAATTAAACCACGCGCCGTTCAGTTGTTCAAGAAATTAATTAATTCTTAACGCGCTGTCTTAGTAGATAGACGTACCCTTCATGCGTATCTGCTAGTTCTGCAAGTAGGTTATCAAGTCCGTACGTTAATGCGCCCATTTCATCTAGAGTCTGAGCCACTCTTTCGTCAAGCTTAACGAGCTGCTCTGTGTAGGCTAACGCTGCGTCTGCGATAACAGCAGCCGATTGTCCCGCTGGAGAATTCCACTCCTCTAGAACAAGCGATGCATCAGCAGTTATTCTTATTGGACAAGCCAAGGCCTCATCATCAAAAACGCCAACTGCTTTTTCAATCACTCTATCGATGGAGTCTTGCACCTCTATGTATATCTTACCATAAAGGTCTACATGATCACCAGCGAACCCTGTTCCCTTGGTGAGGTTATGCGCGGCATGGAACCATAGGTGATATGCTCTGGTGAACCCGATGTACGCAGCCATAATTTCTGAAGCAGTTACTGGAATCATCTGTTCCATTGCGTTCATTTCAATTTCAGGAACTACAACTTCAACATCACCGCCCGGAATCGGACCCAGATCGCATTGTTCTTTAATACGACGTATCATTTTTTTCTTCGAATTTTACGTCGATTTTCTTGGACCGTCATCTTATATCCAAGGTGGTCTGCTATTGCATCAATGTTGTCTTCAGCAACCGCAATATTTGACTGAGTCCATTCTGGAATTTCATCATCGTCATTTAGTTGATCATGAAGGCCCTGAGCTGCGCTAGCGATCTGCTGCAGCTGCTGTTTTGCCATTCTCGCTCTACCACCATCGCCCATCATAAGGGGCTCTTCTTCGGCCTCAACTCCCCCTACAATATCTGCAATAACAGCAGCAAGACCATCAGCGTCTAAAGCTAGCGGCTCTTCTTCCTGGACGAGCTCCATTTCTTCGCGCAAAATCTTAAGCAGTTGCTGACGAGTAAAACGAATTGTCGACTCATTTTTTTCTCTATCCTCGACTGTCTTATCGATGATACCCTTCTGTAGCGCGTCGGGTAATTCATCTTGATCTCCCTTTAAAGCAGAATCTTCATCATATTTTTCTGTCGATTTCGCAGCTTCTTCTCTAATGATACGAAGCAGGTCTCTTTTGGACAACTGCATTTTTTACTCCGTGTCAATGTGTTGACGAACTTTGTCTTCTCTGCTTGCCATCTTTCCGCTCTGCGCGGAGAGGATCAGGTCATCCATGGACGCAATCAATGCTGGAATCTGTCCATCAGCAATTCCCATTCCTGCTACTCCAGCAGCCGTATCCTTTAGCCAGTCACGTAATGACTGCTGGCTTGCTGATGCTCTTTCTTCTTCAACATCAACTACCGGATCTACAACAGCTCCGCCTTCTGGTTCTACAACTTCTTCCTCAACAGCGGCAGCCATTTGCTCCCTAATCATTCTACGAAGTCGTGCGCGTCGCTTTACTCTTTCAACAATCTCCAAAACTTCTGGTTCATCAACATTAGCTGGAAGACCAGACTCTTTCTCGAAGTCAATTGGGCGCTCAAGCTCCTCACCCGTACCCCACACATCTTCCTCGGGTTGAACTTCATCAGGTCGTTTCGAATCCTGAACCTGCTGTTCGTAAATCAATTCCAGTATCTCTCGTTTGCTTATACGCATTTTTTATCTCCAGGAGTTATCTTTAATTATTCTTCTCTCACGAAGAATCATTATATCAATCATTTTGTTCTATAATAAAGTCTTCGTCAACATCATTATCTGCTGTATCACCCGCTTCAGGAAGTTCTTCAAAATCCATATCTTCTGTCCAGTCTAGTTCTGGTGGAACGTAGGCGGGCTGGAGTGGTTCTTCTTTCTTGGCGCAACAAAGAAGTAATAATAGGATCAATAACAAATAAAAACGCATGGAAGCTTTCACCTCCATGCTAAGTATTTCGTAGAAGCAGTTGTTGACTTACACGCCCCTCAAACCCCCGGTCAGAAGATTGTCCAGTAGATACCACATCTCGGTCGCTTCACCTTCTTTGCTAAGCGCATTGCAAAAGCCGGCGTGCTCTTTTTTATACGTCATCCGATACCGTTCAGCTTTGGCACCCTCGACCATCGTAAATCTAACATTGGCTATTCTGTCAGCTAGTTTTACGATAACAGCTCCAGGAACGTTGGGTATCGTCGCATATGGTTTTGCTTTCTTTTCTAGACGTGTCTCACCAGGCCCATCAGTTAGCGCATCCACAAGGTCTCCGATTCTGTCTCCGAATTCTGTATAAATTTCTTCAATAGTTACAGAAGTATCTTCGACCACATCGTGCAACCATGCAGCCGCTGTAAGATCATCGTCCTTATATCCAAATTCATGGAGGGTGTCGACTACCTCATGTAGATGAGTTGTAAATGGTCTAGTTCCATGAATTTGACCAGCATGTTTTTCATAAGCGTAAATTTTTGCTTTTTCTGCATTCTTCATAATTTATCCCCTCATACCGCTTTACGGAATCATCGCGGTAGTTTCTCCTCTGTGATTTGACACGAACACTGGCGTATTTCTTTTTTCTGCGAACTTGACCAGCCTATCTTTTTGTGACGAACGCCGAGCGAACGCTTTTTCTTTTACTTCAAGAATTAGCAGCGTCCTACCGTATTGTGTATCGATATGATAGGCCATGATACCGCTCTTGTCCGGACGTTGTCCGCTTCCAGTATATCCTTCACTCCAGATGCACTGAAACGTACGACATTCACTTGGTCTGTCTTGATATATGGAACAACCCCCGCCCTCACAAACATTACTACAGAGGGTCTTCTTGGGCTTTTCTAGCGTGGGTATCTCCAGTACTTCGCAACATACGGAGCAGCTACCACAAGCACGATAATTCATTTTGTTGTTTTCACTACTAGTTTGACAGTCCTTACTGCTTCAATCATATAGCCCTCATGCCTGTAGGTAAACCGATCCGTGGTCTCTTCGGCGCTGGTGACTATAACATTTGGGGTCCTGTTTCCCTGGTCTTGAATAAGACCTTTGAGGTTCTCACTCACCCCAACTTCATGTAGCTCCTGACAAAATCTTCGAAGAAGCTCTTCATATTTTTCTTTATGCATTTCCATCATTCAGCTCCGGAAAGTCAGATTCATTATATCCTGTCAATAAGTACCACCCCGGTCTATCAGATTCTGTCTTAATCAAGGTTAGAAGTTTGTACGATAAAGGCTTAAGAACAGTCTGGTGAAACTTGTCGTATCCTTGCCAGCGAGAATTGAGTATCTCTTCCCCTGTAGCTGTTAGAGTGGATTCGCCAAAATATTCAATGTTGAAGTTATGGCACTGGTCGTGATTGAAGTAGATGTAAACAGGTTTGTCTTGCATATTTTTCTCCTTACCGCCATCGACGATAGTTGCGCCGTGTCCGGCGGTTTTTTGTTTTGAATGAAATTTCATCTGCCCGCTTTTCTTCATCTGATTTCCAGCAGATCTCTGAGCAGCAAAGCTTATTATTTTTAGTTACGAATTTTGGCGCGCCACAGCTGTTACATTTCTCAGCCGTCTTGCATGTCATCCATGCCTTGCGCATCCGCTCGACCATCCGGTCTACGATATCCTCGATATTCCCGGCACGATTGACGCGAGTTTCCTTTCCAAGGCCCCTTGTCTTTCCATCCTTGGTCACATATACCGCGCATACTCGGATGGCATCCTTGCCACTCGTGCGTACTTCTATCGGCACATTCTCACCATCACCAATGACAGTCGTGTAGACTTGCACTTTCATACCCGGCGGAAGTCCATCATGACGTGCATAAATTCTTTCTGCCATGTAGGGCTTAGCCATCTTCTTTGTTGGTGGCTCATGCTTAAACCCTGCGTCTTCAAGCTTTCCAAGAATTTGAAGAGCAAGAAGTTGTCTAAGCATCGGTACATTTGGGTCGTAGTCTGACATTCTGTCCCTAGTCGTTAAAGACGTGGATTTTAACCCCGCGCCAATTAGTTGGGTTCCAAGCCTCGAACTTGAGAGATCCATCTTCCTCGATAAAATCAAGCTTAAAGCTTATGACTTTACCGGTTCTTGCTGATGTCAAAGCAATTCGAGCGGGGATAAGTCCGGGCTTCCATCCGAGCTCAGATGCATCAGCAAAGAACGTTTGTGATGAGGAGTTAAAATCAAAATTGTCTGTATTAAGATGTTCAGTCATTATTCACCGAGGATTTTGGGAGGAAGTATTTCCCCACCTTCAATTATATTATACCATTTTTCTGATGGTTCTTGCACGATTGTCAGAAACAGTTTTACTTTTTTTCCACCGTCGGCTTAAGCCAGATGCCAGCTGTTTCGAGCAGCATAAGAGCCTCGCCAGGAAGATGCTCAACAAACCGAATCATGGTTCGAAGAGTATCGTGCTTGAACATCTTCGTAAGTTCTTCACGGATGCGTTCGTTGCTGACAGTCTCACCAGCGAAAGTCCACCAATGACCAGACTTGAGTTCGAAACCAAGCTCTTCGCAGGGTGTGAGTTCCTTGGTGATAGAGAACCGAACAGCTCTCAAGACTCGAAGACCGTCTTCCTCAAGCCTTAGCGCCGCTGTTCCGACGCAACGAAGCAATCCCTTCTCCAGATGGATACGACCGCTGAACGGGTCGATGATCTCACCAATCGGTTCAAGAGTTGCGGGGTCCACCTCACGAGCCATAGCATTGACCGTGAAGTCTCTACGAGCCAAGTCGTCAAGAAGAGTACCAGCTTCGACAGTATCAGGATGACGACCGTCAGAACTTGAACCGTCCTTACGACACATGACCACGTCAATCGAATCACCGTTCGGCATACGCCCACGGACGGTAAAAAATTCAGGAGTAACAAGAAACACTCGCTCCATACTAGAGCGGCACCACTCAAGAAGAGCAGGCCAGGAGGGTGCTTCAGCACAGAAGTCGCGGTCAGGAATTTCGGTGATGCCCATTAGTTCATCACGAATGGAGCCACCAACTTCGAAAAGTCTGATTGAGTTTGTCATAATCCCCCCGGGGAATGGATGATATAAAAGGGGCCCGTTGTTTTTGATTTATTGACATCCCAAGGTGGGCCATTCCCTGGTGTTTTTGCAGATGAAAGAGGAGGTGGGGATCCGTTGTATGTGTACGAGATAACTGGGTGGTCCGTTATCCCTCAGGCTGACGTATCTTGCCGACTACCACTTTGCCGCTCACCGCTCATTCTTTGTCTACAACAACTGCCGATCCCCACCGGCTCCTTGGGCCGCTAAGCCCAAGGCCTCAAAATAAAAAGGTTTAGCGTCTTCGCTCTTTGGCGATGATCGATGGTCTAGCTAGCAACGTTTTCCCCACCCGCGACTGCGGGGCTTAGAACTTAAGGGGTCGGATCAATACCGTCACTAAACCTTAAAAATAAAAATCAGTGGCCACACGATTGGCACGGGTGCGTGATCGGGAAACCGGACATACCCTTTCGGGTTCAGACGTTTCCTACATTGCTCAACGGTTCTTAACCCGTTGTCATCCCAAGCTTTGCCGCTCACCAGGAGCCGGACGTGTGGAGCCAAGCCATTTGCTAACTTCCACTGAAATCGTTAGAATATTAAAGAGCGGAGGGAAGGGGTCATCTACCCCAACCATCAATAATATTATATCATACAGCGTTGTTCTTTTGCACAGGTTTCAAAAGAAAATGATTTTATTTTTAGTCACCAAGAAGGTGCAGATATGGACATGATGGGAAGAACCTGCCACCTTGACTTTGGTTGCTTACTAGTGTAGAGGTTACCACACTCAAAGAGAGATACCCCAGTTGATACCTCTTCTTTCTTGTCTATACCCTTTTGGATGGAGTATAAATTCTCTGCCATCGTCTTGGCATGTTCCCACCGGTACGCTACTCCGACGATGGTGTCTTGCTTATCACCGCCGTGGCGGTACCAGATCAGATAAACATCTGGGGTCATGCTAACGAAATCGCGCCATCTTCATCCACAAGCTGGCCAGTATCTAAGAGTATAGCCACCACTTCTTCCACTTCTTTTGAATCGAAGCCGGCACCTTCAGATTGTTCTAGAATATCTTCTAATGGCATTTCTTCGTTTTCCTCTAGAAGATCGTTTAGAATAAAAGCTTCAATCGCACCGCTACCTACACCCTCTTGCTCTAAAAGCAGAGTCTCTTTAATAATCTCTCGTAGTTTGCGACGCGTTATTCTCACTACATAAATCCCGGGCCCTTTATCATTTCCATATCAGAAACGGGCAGCATCGGTATCTGTTCTACTTCTGCTTCTGCAGGAGCAGCTCCCAGTACAATCTCTTGTAGGTGGTCTATGATCCCCTGTGCTGTGCTTCGCTCACACCCAGTACCCACCATATCCATCACTGTAGAAATTCCTAAATCAACAATCTCAGGATTTTGCTCCAGCATATCACGAACCATGTTATAATCTTCAGGAACAGGTACCACATCAGTAGGGGGTTGTACTGCAGCCGGCATCATTTCTGGTGCCGCCGCAGCTGGGGCTGCATCAAGCCCACAGGATTCTTTAATAAGTCTTCGTAATTGTCTTCTTGTAATTTTCATTTGTTTCTCCTACCAGTCTGTGTACGCGACCATATATTCGTTATCAGTACTCATCATATCCATGTCTAATTCTTGTATAATTTCAGGAGACAGACCACCCACTTTAGTTATTTGCTTCATCACAGCTGAAGCAAAACCAAACGGCAAATAGGGCGGACGATTATTCTTACCGTCCATTATTTCTAGCGCTAAAGCAAAATGTTCGTTGTCTGCATTCGCTTCAAAAAATGCTCTTGCTGGTTCCCACATGCGTGTTGTGTAACCGTTACCAGCGTAATTTCCGGCAAATAATGGGTGGTACCCTTGGTATTCGGGCTTCCAATTTCCATCACCAGCTTGTTCATTCAATAAAGCTTCATGTATAATCTTTCGAAGCTGTCTTTTTGTAACCCTCATTTTACCCTCATTTTTCTGTTTCAATAAGTCTTTAAGCTGACGTCCTGTATCGTCTGCTGTGACAGCATCATCTGTATCTAACTGCTGTTGCCGCTGTTGGGTCAACTCTCTTGTGCTGGTATCTGCTACCTGTTCTTCTTCTTGACTATGCGGGGCAGCGGCGATAGAAGTTTGACCGGTTGTCAAATAATCATCTTGCTCGCTTTCTTCAGAACCACTTGGCGCCTCATAGCCTACAACTTGCTCGAGTATGGTCGCCCTTACAGAGTTCTTTATCATTTCTTTCAGGCTACTTTTGGAAATCTTAAAATTCTCCATCTGCTCTATTGCAGCGCCTACTGGCATATCTTCTGCTTCAACATCTTTTAACGAGTTTAAGCTGTACGGTATATCAGCTTTTCCGCGGGGACCAGGTGTAATATCATCTAAAATATTATCCAGCTCATCTTGATTATATGCAATCTCTGATTTGTCCTCATACCCGACGACAACTGGAAATTCGACGTCAGCAATGTTCTTCCCAAGATGATCTCGTGGGTGAGCCATTTCTTCTTTCACTAATTTAACCAGTTGCCGTCGGGTGAATTTCATCTTAGTCGTCCTTCTTCTTGACTAGTCTGTCTTTTACAGCTATAAGCATACCCATACCCCGATTGTAAAGGCCAACGACTCTATCGCGAACCCAACCGAGCGAACCGGTTACCCAAGCGCGTGCAGTGCCCCAAAGGTCACCGCAGACTTCAACAACCTGATCCCAACCGAGATCAAGAATGTCTAACACTAGCTTCAGAGGAGCGCTAAGCACTCTGAGCAAGGGATGCTTATCCCTTCGAAGCATTAGCCAAGCCAATGCCACACCAACCAACAAACCCTCTAAACGAGGTGAGGAAACATGAAGGTGATAAAGTACCTCCCATGCCCAAGTACTAACGAGAACAAGGAGCCCCCAACCGGTTTCTCCAAGTCCAACTAACAAACTCCAGCATGAGTTTAAGATTTCTAACATAAAATTTCTCCTTATAGAATCTCGTTCTTAAGTATTTGACTCAACGGGATTCTATCCACCCCTCGCGTGCATGGCTCCGAGGCTATCTTTCGCAGACTGTTTAGACTTAAAGCCCTTCTTCCAGACTCCGCCCTTCTTATTATTTAATATATACCAGGTTCCAGTTGGACCATATTCACCACCGTTGCTCTGCTTAACGCAACCGTCATCTGTATCAGCGCAGCCCTGCTCTACCAAGACTTCTTTAATAATATTTCGGAGTTGTCTTTCTGTAATCCTCACGATGCCCTCTGCTCTACGACCCATTCCTGATTGTTGCGGTAGATTTTCATACTCTAAGTACTCGGAAGGAATATCTTCAGGGTTAGCTTCAACAGCAGCCATCATTTCATCTTCCCAGCCAGGAAGATTCTCTTCTTCCCATTTCTCATCCGCTGCCATGACCTCTGCTTCTTTGTCTAAATTATCAATTAATGTCTGGATCTCTTCAACAGACATAGTCTTGATTCTGTCAGCCATCCATCGCGGTCGTATACCGTGCAAGTCTTTGTAGTAATCCGAGTAAGTGGAAGCCAGCAAGTGCTTTGCTAATTCTTCGCCGGTAGAGATTCCCCTCTCATCCCAGAACGCCTGATCTGTTACCAAACTAATGCCAGCTTCTTTGTTTACCTTAAGCGCTTCTTCTTCGGCGCTTGCGGCAAATGCTTCACGAATAATTATTCTAAGCTGTCTCTCTGCGATTCTCATTTCTTTTTCTCCACACTGTCCGCGAACTCGAGCGCCTCTATAGATTTCTTGCTCCACTTTTCTTTTGGCATTAATTTTTCTATACGAAAAGATAGGACTTTCATTCCATTGACAGTGGGTTGTCCAAGCTTATCCTTGCCGATGTCTTTAACGACTGTCCGTTTATTCTTAAAACGACCTGTCAAGATTACGTCGCCCACCTCAATATCAAGGTCCATGGCCTCGGCAATAATCTTTCTAAGCTGGTGTCGAGTTACTTTCATGTGCCTGAACCCCACTCGCCCCAGTATTGAACCCCACTCGCTCGGGCCCTTCGCTTTTTATCCCACTCTTCATGAGATTTCTTTTCGGCTCTCTTCTCAATTCGTTTCTTTGAAGAGTAACTCATACCGCTCGTTAGGCTAACCAGCTCAACAGAGACTTTATCAGCGAGCCTTCCTGCCATATTGGTTCTAGCTTTCTCGCTCATCTCTTTCATCGTGGGTACCGCCTCAGCTAATTCATCTAATAGAATTTCTGTCCACTCAAGAAGTTGTGGCTTGAAGCGAGCGATGTCAGATGCTGACGCACCTTTCCTCTCTTCCAAGATAGACTCTCGAATTATCTGTCTGAGCTGCCGCCGGGTGATTCTCATTTTATGATTATCCTTCCTGGTGGCGGGGGTTTGGCTCATTGTCTCTAATGATATCAAAATGACCGTCATCCCAGCCGTTTTGATATTGCTGAGATTTATTTTCGAGCTCGTTTTTTTGTATTTTTATGCCGTCATATGCGTCAGCATAACCTTCTTGGTAATCTTGAGAATCGGAATCAACCAACACATCATCAGGGAATTGAAGTGCTTCCTTAATAATTCTTCTAAGCTGGCGTCTTGTAATTTTCATCTTATCAACCTCGTCCTTGCACGACTTGAATCGCGCACTTAAAGTCTTCGTAGGTATATTCTCCTGGATATCCCGCCAGTGCATCATCAATCGCTATGTTGTTTGAATCGACTGTCATG